TACACCAGGAAGGAGGCCGCAAGCGCCGTAGCGATCAGTGCGACCTGCTTCTTGGTGATGCCCTCAGTCTGATCAGGTTCAGGCACATCAATGCCGCCCTGACGGAAGAACTCCTCCACAGGGTCCTGGAGCGTCCCTGGGACTACCAGGTCCACCGGGACAGTCACTAGATCCTCCGCAGGCTGTAGTAGCCCTTCGCCATGTTCTTCTTGACGTTCTTCCTGGACTCTGCGTACATCTTCTTGTCGGAGCCGCTCAGAGTGTTGTAGTAGTCCAGGTCTGAGTCAGACCACTTACCAGTTGGTCCAGAAGAAGACTTAACGTCCGCTTCGAACTCTGCCATCGGGTTAAGAGAGATCTTGTTCGTCAGAGGAACAGTACCGCCCGAAGCAGGCGCAGCGCCGTTACCAGCGTTCGGGTTGCCTGTGAAGCCGATGACGACCGTCTTGTTCTGCGGCATACCTTCCATCTTTCGAGCCTCGTCGTAGCGACGCTTAGCCTGACGCAACTTGGCAGTGCTCTTGATCAGTCGGTCGAGGTTGTCCCTGGCTTCGTCAGCGCTGGAGTACTTGTTACCTCCGACGTTGATGTACATGCCCGGACGAGCAAAGTCGTCACGAGTGATCATGTCGTCAAGTTCGCCCTTGGTGTCCTGAAGACGAGAGAGAACCTCGTTGTAGTCAGACAGCGTGGAGTTGTGAAGATCGACCAGACCAGAGTGCTGAGTGGCAGAGATCAGATCAGGGTCGTTATCCACGAAGGTCTGGATGTTCTCCGACGTGATGTTGTCATCCCCACCGAGAGTGAGGTCAGCCTCATCACCGAACTTGAACCAGGCCGTCATGTCAGTAAGGCCCTTGTCCGTCGAGTACGAGACGGTAGGAACCTTGCCACCAGTGTCGAACTTCGCCTTGAAGCCATCAGGAAGATCGAAGCGAGGATCGGCAAGAGCAGTCCTGGCCTGCTCATCAACACGCTTGGCGAAGTCCTTGTCAGCGACGTAACGACGCTTCAACTCCTCAGGAGTAACACCCATCAGATCGGGGTAGATCTTGGCGAACTCAGCCCTGTCCCCAGGACTGATCGGCAACGCAGTAGTGCCCGCGCTAGCCCGCGCCTTGAGATCAGGAGCGTTGAGCAGAGCGCTCAACTCAGCCCGGTTCTTGGCCTTGGTCAGGTCTGAAATAGCGCCAGGAACGCCAGTCGCTCCAGAGCCAGCACCAGGAGTAGAGCCGGGACCAGTAGTGGTCTTAGGCTCGCCTTCCTTGTCCGATGTCGCCGCATCTTCACCACTGCGCTTCCTGGGATCGTTGGTCCAGTTCTGGTAGTTGGTGCGATCAGCCGAGACCTTGCCGGTCTTCTCCTTGGCACCAGTCTTGTGGTTGATGGCCTCGACATCGCCGACGTGACCCTCGATGGAGGTGTCCCAGTACCCCGTCTTGACGTTGGCAGGACGGTTGAAGCGCGGCTTGACGTAACCTGCGTCCTTCTGGTTGCTGATCTTCTCCCACGGGCGGTACTCGACGTTGGCGATGTAGTAGGGGAACTGCTCCTGAAGAGCCTGGAGCGCCTTGTAGTAGCCCTCACCGTTGAGCCGCAGAGGCTTCTGCGCAGTGACGTACTCGCGCTCCTTGGTCTTGAGGAAGTTCTTGTATGCCTCTCCCTCACCGATGGCGACGACAGTCGACTGGTTGGTGGAGAACTGGCGAGCCAGCACATCAGGGTCCTCGCCGCTGTCACGAGCAGCACGCGCGAGCGCCTGAGCGCGAACGTCCTTCCAGGCCAACTCAGTGCCATGGCCGTCATCGAACTTGGCAGCGTGCTCGTCCAGGAACTCGCCAGCCCACTCTTCCCTGCGCTCGGCAGAAGGCTTGGGGTCCTGCTGCTCCTCCTTGACCAGGCGGTCGAAGTACTCAGCACGCCCCTTGCGCGAGGTGTCGTCATCACCGGGGTAGCGTCCTGTGGCCTTGATCTTCAACTCAGTCTGACGGTCAGGCGGTACGGCAGAGAGTGTGGTCTGCTCAGCCTCAAGTGAGTCCAAGAGCATTCCATAGCGCTTGACCATGCGAGCGCTCTTGTCGTTGAAACGACGCCCGCCACGGAAGTCGTCAGCGAACTCCACGGTGTAGACACCACTGTGGCTGACAACCGTGAAGGCACGAGCACCACTGGCCATGCCGGTGTAGACATCCTCAGTGGTCGGCCCACCGAGCGTGCGGGTGCGGATGTACTCGCCACCCTTGAGCGCCTTGAGGTTCTTGAGGTTGAACGGCAGGTAGTGGTCGTCCCCGTAGCCGACAGCCTGCGTAGCCAGGTTGCCCTTGCTGTCGATGATCACGCCCTGGGAGGGAGCGATGGCACCCGAGTTGGTGTGCAGCCGCAGCAGGTCCTCCTGGGGAAGGATGGACCGCATGTAGTTGATCACCGGGGACTCGACCGGCACGGCAACAGTGCGAGCGCTCCCACCACGACCAGCCAACTGCTGCGTCACACGCGGATAGATGATGCGCGTGCGTGCATCAGTAGGCGTCGTAGCAGTAGAGATGGCAGAGCGGAACGCGTTGTTGAGACGCGAGTCAGGCTTACGCTCCACACCCCGGTAGCGGTACGCGCTCTTGCGTGCGTGAGGTCCGATGACCTTCTCCGCTTCAGGGCCATAGGTGCCAGCCCACTTGCCAGCAGCGATAGCACCCTGGACACGAGGATCGTCAATGTTGCCGAAGACCTTGTCCGCGAAGTTGGATGCAGCACCCAGACGCTTGAAGCCACGAGTAGCCCCAGACTCGTCCCAGACCGAAGCCTTCTTCCACTCGTCGTTGAAGCCCTTGACCTGCTCAGTGCTGCCCGCTCCAGAGCGGAACTGGTAAGACGCCTCGTCAGCAGCACTGCGAGAAGCACCCATCGCGCGGGTTGCGTCGAACACATCAGGACGAGCGGCTTCATCGTCAATGGCGTAGAAGGTGACGTTCTTGAGAGTCGACCCCCTGAAGTCGCTGGGCAGGATCATCTCCTCAGGAGCGCCTCCCACCGTGCGACGCACGTCCTGGCTACCATCTTCGTGCTCCCAGGTCTGCACCGCGAGCAGGTCCTTATAGCCACTGTTCTCCAGAGCGGCAGAGATCTGGGCGTACGCGTTCTGGTACCGCATCGCAATGTCGTTGCTGTAGCCCTTGGTCTGAGCAGGGTGGTGGTTGGCAGGCGTACGACTGTTGAGCACCTCGTCAGGGACCTTCTTCTGTCCCTGGTGTGGAGTGACGATGTCGAGTCGGCCCATCTCACGGAATCGGCCACCCTTATCACGCCACTGCTTACGCGCGTTGTCCTGTCGATCCCAGATCGTGTACGTAGATGCAGCCTTCTCGATGAGATCAACAGCCTTGGAAATCTCTTCGATGCGGTCATCAGTCATGGACTTGGAAATAGCACCATTGATGATGACGCGCTTCAGGATCTCCTTGCGCTCCTCATACTGCTTCTGGAGAGCCTTACTGATCTCAGGCCCGTGATAATCGAGGAGACGAGGCATCTCAGCAGCCATGGTATGAACCATGACCTGCTCAGCAGTGTCGTCAGCCATGTACCACTTGAAGATGCTTGTGGCGGCATCAAGGTCAAAGGACTCATCCTCCTCAGGCACGCCGAAGAACGCCTTGGAGATCGGGGTGAACTTCACTTCTTCTCCTTCTTCGGAGGCGTCTTCTTAGAAGCGTCTGCCTTCGCCTTGAGGCCCATCTTGTGCTTCTCCTCCGCGTGCTTGATCTTCTGTGCGGAGGTCATCTGCTGGGTCTTGATGTTGCCCTTGGTGCTCTCCTGGAGGCCCTTCAACTTGAGTTCGGCCTCCTTCTGCTTGGTGGTGAGGTTCAACTTGTGCTCAGCATCGCGCTGAGACATGCCCTGCTGCTTCTCCGCCAGGGTCATCTGGTGGACCTCATCGTCCCGCTGCTGCTGGAGCCGAGGGTCGGTCTGAGGTGCCTCCATCTGCATCTTCTGCTGCTCCAGGGACATCTGCTGCCCCTTCATCTGGAGATCGGTCTGCTGCGGCATGATCTCGGTCTGGTGCCGCATCTGGTCCATCTGCATCTGGCCCTGCTCAGCCTGCTGCTGCATGGTGAGCATCTCCATCTGCTGCTGGGCCAACTTCATGGTGTCGGCCTGACGCTCCTCCTGCTCCTTGACCTTCTCGGACTGCTCGTCCAGGTCAGGCAGGTTGGCAGCCTTGCGGAGGAACTTCTCCAGTTCGACATCGGGGAACCAGGTGAGACCAGCCGTGGCCAACTGGCCCATGAAGGTGCTCAACTGCGCCAAGTCGGGCGGGTCCACGTCAGAAGGAACGATCTGCGGCAACTGGTCGATCTTCCAACCGTTAACTGCAAAAAGACGAGGAATGGCGTACATGTTGAACGTGTCTGCAATGGTCTGGGCGATGCTGTTGATGGATGCACGGAACAGCCCAGTCTTGTCAGTATGCATGGAGTACGAGCCAGTGCCCTCGTGACCGACCTTGATGAAGTCAGCAAGGACGCTCTGCAAGATCTCCAGGTTGTACTCATCAATGATGGCAGCAATGTCCATCTGCCTTGATCCACCACTGGAGAGCAACTCAAAGTCGAACAGATCAGTCTTGGTGTCCTGATCCATCTGACGAGGGATGATGATGCCCTCTTGCTCGTTACGCCGCACGCTTCGCACCATCTTGCGGAACGCCTCGACCATGACTGCCTTGTCAGTGCCCTTCTCAGCAGACAGGTAGTCCTGCGGGACACGAGCCATCGGCATACCAGCGAGGTCACGCTCGACCCCGATCAGCATGATCTCCTCAAGCCGCTTCTTCACGAACCAGGGGCGATAGGCGTTGCGGAGGAAGGAGCGACCCTCAGGGTTGCCCTTAGCGCTGCTCACGCGGAACAGCAGACTCTTCTCGATGGGGAGCACCGTCGTCTGGTACAGCGGTGGAGCCAACTGCACCATCGCC